TCCATGTACTGGTTGATGACATTCTGACGCTGCTCGTCACTAGCAGAGGGGTCCGCTAGGACAGACATAACATCTTCTTGCGATCTTTGATAAGCTTCCTGCTGCGCCTGTTCCTGAACTCTCTGCATAAGAGCAGAAGATCCGGAGAGGTCCAGATCGGTAGAGATAGACAAATAAGTCTGTGCTACAGAGTCACCCCCAGAGATAGCAGCAACCTGAGCAGCTAGATGTTTGTTAGAGGGAGTGGTATTAATTTCTGGGGCAGACCCCTGAAACTGGAAGGAATCAAGGGATGCTCCCGGTGTCGCTAGAAAAGAATCAAGGGTTGCCATTATATTTCCTTAGTAAGTAAAGACATTTCCGTAGAGGTTCCCGCCCCTGTTACCGCCAGTTTGAGACCCGCCGGAAGAACCGCCTCCCATCATAGACCCAAACCCACCAGAGGCTCCAAAGACAGAACTTGAGAGCTGCCCAACCGCGCCCCATGTTTGGGCTCTGGTCTGGTTGTCAACCATACTCTGGTTGATCTGACCCATGCCTTGAGCGTAGTTCTGTTGGGTTGCTTGTTGACCGAGGATGTTGCCTGTATTTGTAGCCAAAGCACCAACAGAGCCAATCTGAGAAGAGCTTCCTGAAACACCGGTGTTCTGTGAGGCTTGCATAATCTTAGCCCGTCGCACCCTTTCTTCTCGGAGAGCTTGCCTACGGTTGTCTCTATTCTGAGAGGCTTGGAAGTTACGTTGGCTTTCCGCAGCATCTTCTTGGTCTTCAGCAGCAGCTTTCTGGGCTTTATTTTGCTCGTAAGCACTTACCGCCGTTGCAGCTAGGGCTGCAATAGCGACGACTTCAATTCCCATTTCACCACCTCGTAAGTTTCATCATCGTATTCAAAGGTATCTATAACCTCACCCTTCGGTACCAGTTTCCTGAATTTCTCATTACGAGTGTAAGAGTAGGCCCGTTCCCACCCGTGGGCGTAAAGAGCCTCCCTTAGTTCCTCGAACTGCGCAAGGATGTTCTTACGAACAGTTTTGCTATACCTTTCTACATCGATATGCACAAAAGGAACTCCATCCACGCATTCAACTTTTACTGAGAAATCGTCATCGTCGTAAATGTGTTGGACTACTCTATCCATCAGATACTCCCCGTGGTTCCCACCAACATAGCCCAGCCAAGGAGTTGGCAATCCTTCTTAGGCTCAGTTTTAATGAACAAGGACAGCACCTTCCCTTTACCCCGCAGCTTACTTCTGGTTTGTATTACAGAATCTCCTGTATCATAGGAGTCTGCCACGCTAGTGGGCATGTAGAATCGTTTGTAACGGTAGGCTTGGAAAACCCTCCCCCAACGATTAGAAGCCGCTGAGTCGGTCCACTCCCACTGAGACTGAACCAAACAAGAGGATGGGTTCAGAGGTTGGATATCGCCACCCACCTCTTCAAAACCATTTTCAGTCCTGTTGAAGTAGAAGTATATGTAGGGAGCCTGCTTATAACGCATAAAGTCCCCACCGCTCAGATAGCCGGTTACTAGGTAAGCTTCTGCATCAGCCCCCACACCATCGTAAGAAACCCAATCTGTGAAGGAGTTGTCCCTATAGTAAGAGAAACTATACCTGATAGGGTTGGTGTCCGTAATAGTTAGATACGCAAGTTCTCTTGAACCCTCTCCTCTAAGCTCTTGAGGGACATAGACCTCTTCCCCCCCGATAACAACCGTATTACCTGCGGCCACTACTTCGCTCTGAACTGACTCAAGCCTATACGGAGGAACTTCAAATGCCGACACAACACGGGGTATCCCATTAGTGCCTACTACACCAAGAGTGTTTGTATAGAAAGATCCAAGGTTCAGGTCTAGAATTAACTCTCTGGTTGGGTTGTTCTCCAACAACCTATTCTGGTATATCCATCGGATCTTCCTCTCATAACTGTCATAAGAACCTTGGGCATACAGCTTATCGGCTGGAGAAATCTCGTCGTAGAAACTTTGGATAGTCTGGTTGGTCAGATTCTGAGCATTATAGTCCCCAAACTGGTCAGGTGCAATTTGGTATATTGCATCATCTGCCCAGAAGAAGAATGTGTTATCTGCGATGATAACAGAACTGGGGGAAGTAGCACCCTGCTCGCTAACTTTCCTACGCATGTTGTTATTAGCAGAGAACCCATAATCAGAACCACCACTGATCATCCAAATACCGTTTTCAGCCAGCACAACAAGTCCAGAGCCAACGTTGATAAGTTTGATTATGTTGTAGGCCCCATCAATACGCATGAAACCGCCATCAGTGTCCACCAAGTCTGGGGTATCTTCTGAAGTAGGATCTCCCTCTTGGTAGCAATTCGTGATGTCTGTTGGGTCAGAGACCAATTGACTGTAGAACACGTAAGAAGAAAGTCGTGGGGATTTGGAGTCCCCGTCGATTAAACGGCTAGAGAATCCTGCGTACCAAACACGACCAGCATACTCTTCTACAACAGTTGGTCCACCGGGGGTAGTATCCGTTGGGAGGGAGTTAACACGGTGCTTAAGCTCTGGATTATTACTCTCAAGCTTCTTTACTTCTTCAAGACGGCTAGAGCCCCTTTTCAAAGCATCGATGATAAAGTAGCCCTGTGGAGCAGGGAAAGACCCCGGAGGGTTTTTAACCGCATCATCCACAAGGAAACTGTCCGCACTATCAAGGATTCCATCACCGTTAGTCCAAGCACCGATGGAGTATACAACAGCATCAGCATTTGAGGGGTATCTCCCAAGCAGTTCATCGGGATCATCTGTGTCGGTTGTCTCCCTAACTGTTTGGTAAAATGCTTCTATTGTGTCTGCTCCATCCTCTCTGTACTCATCACCCTTAGAGGTTCGGGGGAGAGCCCAAGACTGGTTCCGCAGGTTGTATGTATGAGCACCTGTTAGGGTGGGGGGCCTCACAGTAACACCCTGCCCCTCTCTTAAGTCCACACTTTGGTAGATATCCTCAACCCCAAACTGGTCTCTTATTTTAATACGTCTGCTTGAGTAGCTGATTGAAGTTCCGTCATATTCAAAAATGTGGACAGGGCCCTCGCCATTGGCGATAATCAGACTACCGTCGACAGTAGCGTATGAAAAGGTACTGTCTCCCTTACTAAGAGCTTTTGAATAGAGATAACTTGAACTTAAAGGCGTCACATCCGCATCGTGTACCCTAACAATATTGCCAAACTGCAACACTATCAGGTTTTTATTGGCGTACCCTCCCGGATTCTTCCAACTGTAAGAAGAAAATATAACCTCTCCGTTGCCAAGAGCCCCCGCCCCAGCGTTAATTTGAGAAAAACCTTCCTCAAAATTTATACCAAGTCGTCGTCGTCGGCTTCCATCTTTCAGAAGTACAAAGTTATCTTCGTCTAGGGAGGCATTCTCTGGGAAGGTTAGTGGGCTCGCCTCTGTGATTAGTCCTTTAACAAAAGAATTAATCTGTACTGTCGACATTTCCCTCGGCATTGCGTTTCCCCTTCGCTTTAGTAGCCTCATACGCATCGATGGCGTGTTCAGCCGCTTTTTGATTTGTGTACCGTCCACGAAGAACAACAGGCAAGGCCCCTCGTCCTACCATCTTGATGCGCTTAAGTCCATATGTTCCGTCATTGACGATTTGATAACCTTTGTAGTCCATATTACCAACCTTGTCTGAATGTGGGGTCTTTTCGATAACCGGCCTTCCGGCCTCTTCGTCCATAGTTTGGGTATTCAATACCCCCCTTAACTCTCCAATCGTTTCTAGCTAGCCATCGCTGCTGTCTACGAGCCTCTCCTTCGGCTTTGGGGTCTTCCATCTGCTTGAGTTTAACCATCGCCCTTGACTTCGCTTCCTCTTGTAACGCGGTAAACGCATCTACAGGCAGGTCGGGGATGAAAGAGTCTTCGTGAGACCACTGGGGCATCACATAAGCTTGAGCTTGGACCTTACTATTCTGGAGAGTGTCATCAACTGATTTGTCGTAAGAGTTGAAGATAAGAGTAACATCGTCAAAAGATGTAAAGTAAGTAGGGTGTCGGTCGTTCTGAATTAGGAACTGCACGCCTGTGGGGTCTGTTACAAGATCCACATTATCTTGCTCACTGTTCAGTTGGTTAGTAAGCTGAAGGAATTCTTCAGGTTCTCTCCAATGAATAGGCATATAACGCAGACGTGTTTCACCTGCTCTCGCACAATTGTAGTTGATGAAGACGAGCCTTTTAATCTCATCCTGAACCTTCATGTGCGTAGGGTAGCCCGGATCAGAGTAGGGATTAAGCTGGATAGCCCGACGCTGGTGAGGCCAGTCCCGATTACTCATCATAGCCATGTAGCTGGATTTAACAATCTGAGCTACTTGTTCACTCTCAGTTGTGTCGAAGATAGAATTAACTTCGTCGCTGTCCATGTCAGACAAAATGTCCATCACTATTTCTAGCAGGGTAAGTTTCATATCACACCCCCGCCTTCAGAGCTGAGATAATCTGATTGACTTTTACAGCAATCTCTTCCGCTGTGGCTGTGGAAGTATCAGCAATGGCATTAAGAGCAGCGATCTGCGTCTTGCTGGCCATGACAGTGATGATATCCGAATCTGTAGGGATAGTTGGAGTGTCTGTAAGGTCCGTGTAAGAACCCGATTCTGCTACTTCTGCAAAAGTAGGTTTACCATTAACATCTGCCCAGAAAATCAGTCTGAACTCAGTGGTTCCAGAGCCATTTGCAAAAGGCACTTGTCCAGAAGCTGCTGTAGAAGCTCCTTTCAACTCATGCAACTCTTCCTCTGGAATATTTCTATGCTCTACTGCCATTATCTGTCTCCAAAAAGAAAGGGCCAGCCAGCAGCGAAGCCGACCAGCCCTTAGATAAGAACCCTCACGTAAGCCTGAGCCAAGAAGTGAGGGTCATATTTCCTTAGCCTGCGATGTGACGGTAGTAAACAACAACACTACCAGCCGTGGGGCCTGTAATCACAAGCTCACCAGAGACAGGTCCGACAACAGCAGCGGTGCCGCCAGTATCGCCGACTGCGCCAGCACCAGTGATATCGTCGCCACCAACAGTAGCGGCAGTAATAGCACCAGTAGCGAAGTCAGTAGAAATACCTACGACATAAGAGTCAGCAGGTATAACTACACGAACGGGCAGGTCATCACCATCGAAGTTGACAACAGCTTCGGTCTCAAAACCCTTAGCGGGCAGGACACCTTCAGCATTACCAACACGTCGCGGACCAAAGTGGTTATGGACAACACCTTCAGCATTAGAGCCGTCAGCGGAGCCAAAAGGGGATTCATAATACGGCATAGTATTCTCCTATTAGGCAGGCAGGTAGTTAGTGGCAGAAGTAACGATAACACCAAGGGTGTCAGTACGCTGCACGCCCATGCCGTAACGGCAACGAACAACAAACTCATCACGAGCTCGGTCGTAGTTACGACCACCTTCAGCTTTCGGCTGTCGACGCCATGCAACCATAACAGGCTTGGTTTGGTCATCAGCGATACACATTGCAATGTTGGCTACGCCATCAGCAATGGTGGTAGTGCCGTCAGAGAACTCACCACGGGGCAGACGGTTACTCACCAGAATGTCCCAGCCATACAGGTTGTAGATGAAGCGCTGGCCACGAGCCATACCGCCTTCCAGAATGCGAGTAGCATATTCAGTCAGGTCAGTGGTGATAGTGGCGATAGAGTTGATAGTTGCTTCGACAATCGGGTCAACGATAAAGACACGACCTTCTGCCGGTACGTTAGCCTTGTCGAAGGCAAGCTTCATAGCGATCAAGCTACCGAGAACGAAAGTACCGTTAGTTTCGGTAGAAACGATACGGTGTGCGAAACCGTTGATGTTGTTCGGGTCAGCATCAAGCTGGCCTGCAACAGCAGTCTCAAGGAAGCGGGTCTCGAAGTTCTCTTGCAGAGCACGAGTGGACTCCAGAGAGCGAGCTGCCATGAGTTGGTCTACTTGGCTACCATCTTCACGAAGATCGTCGGTAACATACCATGCATCGCCTTTGTAATCGGTGATTTGCAGGGTGATCTCACCAGACTCGATCGGATTGTAGATAAGCGGGGTGTCTTCGGCGGCTTCCTGAATTGTTACCGTACCCACAGTTTTAATGTGGAGGGTTTCGCCGGAACCGAAGTCAGTGACGTTACGATAGAAGTTGCCGGGCAGCATCCCATCGTGGAGGTTCATCAGAATGAAGTCAGAATACTGTTCTGCTTCAATAAACGCGCGGGTATTAGTTGTAAGCTGCATCTTTATTCCTCAATGCCATGCCTACGGTATACTTCCTGCCGAACTTTCTTCATGTAGTCCATCGCTTCTTTATCCGTCGCCCCTCGCATTAGTGACTTCTCGGGCGGTGTAAGTGATGGTTCTTCATTAGGTTTGATCGGTGGAATATTTACCGAGGAACTGAATGATTGTTTATTTTGTTGTGGCTTGATGCCGAAAATATCAAGAACCATTTGCGGGCTCTTAGCAGCCATCTGTTCAAACTCTTGAGGACTCAATCCGTACGCTGCGGCTTTCTGCGCTACGGTTTCTTGAGTTTTGTCTCCGTACTGAGAACGGATAGCTTGACTGACCTTCTCAATATTAGCTGAAGCTACCTTCTGCTGCTCGTGTTGAGAAAGTCGACTTTGCAGCAACGAATCAATCTGTTCCTCAGTCAACCCTTTAAACTCTTGTGGAGTGGGTTGATCGCTCTGCTGAGACTCAGCGAGTCGACGTAGAGACTCTTCAATCTGAGCAATCCTATCTTCCTCTGCTTTCTCAGCGTCTTGACGTTTCTTAAGTTCGTCATTCTCACGCTGGAGATTAGCAATGTACTCTTGGGAATGCCCCAACGCTTTAAGCGCTGTGGGAATGTCTCGATACTTCGGCTCTCCACGCTCGTTAACAATTCCAGTCAGCAGGTCAGCGTACGGGTCTTGTTGTGGCGGGTTGTTCGGCTGTTGTTGACCACCTTGCGGTTGGTCTTCTGGTTGAGCAGTGGTCTGCTCTTGTTCTTGTTGTTCACCAAATACTGAAGAGGGGTCGCTCATCAGTTACTCCTTTATTGAAATTGGTGGGAACCGCAGGAGTCGAACCTGCACAGCTTTCGCCACGGATTTACAGTCCGCTATCCTCGCCACATGGTTGGTGGGCTCCCTAAAGTATGTTGGCTTCGCCAACGTACATGCTATAGCTGTGTTATCTAATTGCTACTAACATATACTTTTTCTTACTGACTCAATCGTTGGCGAAGCCAACTAATACATACTTAACGTATACTAGTATTAGTATATACTGAAAATTTTAGAAATTTAGTACAAATTTGTTAAAATTAGCCTGAAATTAAGCTAATTACCTCTCTGATGGCTCTTTCGTAGCCCCTAGCGTCAGCTTGCTTAGCAGCCCAGTTACTTGTTTCATAACCTTCCTTGTCCATTGACGCGTTCCAAGAGGTATGCTGTTTCTTCTCCAGCAGCTCAATCAATCGATTACGCATAAAAGCAGAAGAAGCAAATGCACGTCTAATTTCATCTTTCAGATCAGCGTCCTTTACGCCAGTAAACCATAGCTGTTTCATTGAACGTCCTCTGCTCCAGTCTGTTGCATAAGCTCCATATCTTCTGAAGCCTGATTCATAGCCATTTGCGTCTCAGCCTGTTCTTCAATAGCAATGTTTGTACGGAAGATTTCATAACCGTCCAGATGAAGAACATCGTTGATGACACGCGTGAGCTCTTTAGCGGAGGTATGCGGAGCAATGAACTGCGCCAAAGGTGAACTAAACACACCAATCAGGTTCTGCAAGTCATTAGCTTGTTTGGCAAAGTGTCTAGCGCCAATTGGGCGAAGCAGGCCATTGGCCGTAATGTCTTCCTTCGTAACCTGACGGAACGTCTCGACACCAATGTCGTTGTTCATCACACGGATAACATCAACACCCTCCATGTTACGTCGTGCTGTTTCAAGCATAGCGTTAAGCAGGGGTTCCAGCAAACTTACTTCGAAGTTGGTGATCTTCT